ATCTGCTTACGCACCGCGTCGCGGTCCCTCGCACCCTGCGCGTGCGCTTCTAGGATGGCGGCGCGTTCGGCCTTCAATGCCGCGTCGTCTGCCTTCCACTGCTCCTTAAGCGCCGCCAGCGCGGCCTCGGCCTCCTTGTGGCCTTGTTCCAGGATTTCCAGCGGCGTCATGACGTGATCGCTCATCGCACGCCCTCCGGTGCCGTCGCGGCTTCCAGCAGGTCACGGAGACGTTCCGCGCCATGCCTGTGATGGAACGGCACCCCGAGCGCGGTCAGTTGCGCGCGGAGTTCCTCGATCTCCTCCGCTTCACGTGGAGCATCCAGGACCGCGCCACGCTGTCCGCCAAGCTGCGCCCGCAACGCCTCGATCTCCGCTTGCATCGCGGCCATCTTGCGGAGGTTCGCGAGTTCGGCCTCCAGCTTCGCCATGTTGTCGCCCGGTGCCGGCGCATCAAGCGCGTCGCCGAGTTCCCGCCGCAACCGAACCGCGGACCAGGACGGATCGGCCGCGATGCCCATGGTGCGGCACCGCTGGATCAGGCCCTGGCGGTCTTCCTCCATCTGGGTCGATGTCTTCCCGCCGGACAGAACGCGCTCCTCCTCGTCCTCGGAGTTTACCAGGATGTCCTCGAAGACCTCCTTCGTCTCCTTCCAGGTGATCGTCCGCTTGTCGCACGTCTCCGTGGCACGTTCGAACTCCTTGGTGCCGCGCGACAGCCGGATGACCTTCGGATACTCGTGGTAAACGTAGTCGGCGGACAGAACTCCGTCCTCCTGCAACTTGGCGAGGCCGAACTGGTAGGCCCCGCCCATCAAAAGGAACTGCTGCTGCGCGCGTTGAATGTGGCCGCTCATGTGGTCTCCTGTTGGTTGTGCCAGCGCGGATGGAATTGCGCGGGTTCGAGTAATCGGTTCCGGTCCCATCCATCACGCATGCGGCGCATGATCGTGCTTCGGTTTATCCCGAAGTATTGGGATGCTTGGCTGACTGTCATTGGGCCGTGGATCGTCGGAATGATCTGATTGTCCCGCCGATTGTTCGCCTGCTGCTTGGCCGTCGCCCAGCGGCAGTTGTTCGGCTCGTAATTGCCGTTGACTTCCATTCGATCAATGGACAATCCCTTCTCCCAGGTCGGTCCCATGTCGTGCCAGAATTGCGTGTAGTCCTTCCATTGTTCGCAAACCGTGATGCCTCTGCCGCCATATTCCGGATAGCCAGGATCGGTCGGCAGATTGCACCTGCACAGCATCGCACGCCACGAAAGATAGGCCGGATGCTTGTGCATCCCATGCGTGGTGAAGCGCCTCACATTCTCTTCCGAGAGCCAACATCCGCAACTCTTGGATCGACCATTTCGCAATGACCGACCTATGACGCGCCTCTCTGTTCCGCACTCGCAAACGCAATACCACACCGTGGGTCGAGATGTTGTTTCGTCCCTGCTCCTTACGAGCCACCTTCCGAATTTCTGCCCGGTAAGATCGATCATTCCCATTTTCTCCTTGACACGGCAGGAGAATATGGGAGATATAGGGACTAGTCAAGCGTATGGCCTAGACAATGTCTGGTATTACTACCATCCATTCGGGCCTAACGAACAATACACCCCAAACTACGTCGAGGCGAGTTCCGGTTACACCGGTCCCGATGATATACTGCCGAACCATCAGCATCGACACGCCATCCAGTTCGTGCCGTGCGCTTTCCACGTTCGGCGGGATTTCCAAATCGGCCGTCGCCATTGTTATCGCATCCGGAACGAAGGCTAAGTTCTTCCGGTAAACCGCACTCGCCGGCGACACCAACGTAATCGCCGCCGTGTTCGCGGGCGACACGTCCACCGTCTGATACTGCACGTCGTTGCCGCCGCTCGACGGGATCAGCGGGGGATAGATGCTGATCGATGTTCCGGCGGTCGCCACGTCCGCGAGCACGACGAACTGGCGCAGTTGCCCGTATGACTGCTTCTCGATCCGGTTCACGCCGTTGACCAGCGCAAATGTGATGATATCGCCTTTCTTGAGCGTCCCGGTGATCGCGTTCGTCGTGATCGTGGTGCCAGTCTGGCTGCCGCCGTTGACGGTGCCCGCGGTGAACGTCCCGGCGGTGTGCATCAACACCGTCTGGTCCTTGAGCCAATCGAAGCCGAGCGCGTTCTTGACGTTGCCGCTGCGGTATTGCTCACTGATCTCCGTCGATGGATTGAACAGCCCGGACAGCGCCCCGGCGATGCGGCTGTCGGTGAACGGATTGACCACGAGGCGGTGGTTCATCATCGGCGCCGACTGCGTGTCCAGGATGGCATTCGCGGTCAGGATCGTAGTGATCGACGGGCTGATGATGGCGCCAGCCGCCTGGTTGTCCACATAGTTGCACACGCCGCCCTCGGCGCCCGCCATGATCCCCACGGCGACCTTGCCGGCGAGGTTGTTGACGGCCGGCGCGATGTAACGCTCGGCGAAGTCATCGACCTGCAACGTGAGTTCGATCTGCGGAAACGACATGCCGACGTTGTTCTGCGTCGCCATCGTCAGCGTGGTGAAGTTCTCGACGGTATCCTGGAACGACACGGACTGCCCGGTGCCAACCGTGTAATCGACCGGTAGGCGAATGCGCAGCGCGGTGCCGATCTTGGCGCCGGTACGCGCGTATTGGTCATCGTACTGCGTGTTGATGTTCCTCATGAACGCATTCGTGTTTTTCCAAAGCCTTACGGCGATTCTGGTAATCATGTCGATTGTGAGCAACTTATCGGCCACAGCGATATTCCTTCAACTGTATTTCGGATATGGCCGCTTGTCTCACCATTTAAGGTTCTTGACTTACGCGGTCCAAATACAGCCGTGGCGGAAAATCGGTCTTATAGTCATCACGCCGCGAGCCTATGCACGTCGTCAGGGTTACAGTCCCGATCTGGCTCGCTATCCGGCGAACGCGGGTTAAAGGTTAAGGCGAGTAACGCACGTCCAGCCGCGTCTGCACTGCGCTGGCGAAATGCGCCACCACGAAACGCACCGTCACGTCATCAAGTTCTTGGATAGATGACGCGCCATCGGCTTCCAGATGACCCAACGGATCGCCTGGACCGTTCATGGCCTGTCCGAACATGGCGAAGGCGACAGGGCGCACATTCTCAGACAGGAAGTCGTCAACTGATTTCACGCGGTCCTCGTCCTCAAATCTGACGCTACCAGTCCCGTGGAACGGCGATGTGGTTTCATCAATTCGACGCCAGATTTCGAGCGCGACCACCCGTGCCACCATGTCAGGGGACAACGCCACCGTAGGTTTCCGAAGAGACAACAACGATGACCATTTCTCCATGGTCAACGCCGCCCACCAAGCGACTTCGGCATCCGCGCGTCATACAACTTGGCCCATTCCTTGATGGACGTTTTCGGATCGAAGAACAGTTCTTCGGAGTCCGGCTGCACCGCGGGCGTCCGCAACGGCGCGGGCGGCTTCGGCGCGGAACTGGCGCGTGGTGCGGCGGTGGTTTCCATTTTGGCGTCAAGCCTTCCCAGGTGCGCGGCCATCGCGGCCGGTGATTTGCGGAGCAGCGCCATCACTTCGTCGCTGTCGTCCGCGAGCGCGGCGAATATCTTGGTCGGGTTCGAAGTCTCGGCCAGGGCTTCCAAAAACGCCTGATTCTTCGTGGCACCGAGCCCAGTCAGGATCGCCTTGGCGCCCTCCCACGTCTCCGTGCCCGCCTCTTTCTTGCCGGCGGCGTCGATGTCAGACAGACGGCGGTTGAACTCGCGCTGCGCCGCGATGGCGTCCGCGCGAGCCTCGATGTCCGTGGGCAGGCTCGGGCCCGGACGCGATGCTTGCTCACCAGCGCCATCACGTCCCGCCTGTAGCATGGCCTCGGCGGCTTGCGCGCGCCGTTCCGATTCCTCTACGCGCCTATCTTTCTCCGCGAGTTCCCTTGTCAGATTCGCGACGTGCCGTTCAAGCCGAGGTTGCCGCCTTTCCTTCGGTTGCTCGGGTTCCGGTTCAGCGGCAGGCTCCGCCGCCTGTTGCGTTTCCGTCGTCTCTGGCGGAACAACGGCAGCCGGGTCGGCGACAGGGGCGGATTCAGTCGGTTCTTGCTGCGTGGTTTCGCTCATGCGTTCACCTGTTCAGTCGTCACGGCTGATCCCCGCCGGATGGGGTTTGCAGTCCCGCCGCCGCGCCACCGCCCGCCATCAGGCCGGCGAGGCCGTAGCGGCGGATGTTGCCGAACGCGGATGGGCATGGTATGTTGCTAACACCATGAAAATATCTGTCCATTGCGCGTTCTGCGGTATCCAATTCCTCAAATACGAAAGTAGCACGCGAAAGCGGTTCTGTAGCCGCCATTGCCACAATCGAAGCATGTTCAAGCACGGTTTGAACGCCGCCGGATACCGTATGGTCAGCGAGAACGGGCAACAGGTTTACGAGCATCGCCGCGTCATGGAAGAGCATCTCGGTCGAAGGCTCGCCACATGGGAACACGTCCACCACATCAACGGCAGGAAAACTGACAACCGGTTGAGCAACCTCGAAGTCATGAGCGATATCGATCATCTTAGGGAACACGCCAAGCCGTCATTCGATGTGGACGAAGCCCGTGCGCTATACGAAAGCGGGATTGGATACCGCAAACTATCCGCGCGATACGGTGTCGCGAAGCAGAACATCGCTGGACTGTTCATGCGACGCGGTTGGCATGTGGTCGGTCGGACCAGAACCACCATCAAGGCGCAATTCGGAAAATAGTCATTCGGTTGCAACGGATTACGCGCCACCGCTCAATGCAACACGCTCGGAATGGTCGCGTTCTCTTCCGCCACGAATCGGTTCGCCCGCAAATCCGTGTCCAGAATCAGCGCCGCCGCGATCTCGTCCTTTTGCCTCTTCGGCATCACGTCGTCGCCCATCGTGAGGCAGTCCGTCAACGCCCGGCGCGCGTCCTCGAGCAGCCGCGGTGCCACCCGCTCCACGAACACGAGCCGCGCCGCCTTCTCGGTGATCTGCCCCTGCGCCCGGATTGCCCGATAAAAGGCATTGTCGGCGGCGAACGTCTCGAAATACTCCTCCGCCATGCTCACCGCGACCTCGGCGACCATGCGGTGCGCGTTGAGGCCAGTGGCGGCGCCGGACAGGCGGGATGGTTCAGCGGTGCGGCGGCCGATGTGCGGGGATTTCAAGGTCATCGTCCCATCATCCGCCTGTCAGTGTCGGGAGCGCATGTCCAATGCCGTTGGATCAGTTCTTGGGCCTCGACCTCGGCCGCACCCTCCGCCCGGCCAGCGATGTCGTGCGCCTCCAGCAACTCCCGCCGCAGGTCTCGGTTCGTCGCGTCCATCGCCTTCTCACGCTCCCACGACGCGGCCATCTGCACCCGCAACACCGCGATCTCGGCGCGCGCATCCAACAACCGTGCCAACAGAATGCGCTCGGCATCGGTCGGGATTGGCATCAACGCCATCTGCTCGCCCATCACATACCCCCTGGCTGCGCCGCCTGCTGGCCCACATCGGGCACGCGCACCGGCAACGCACCTGTAGCACCGGGCGGGCCGGCCGCGCTCGTGGATTGTTCCAGGCCGCCGCGTAGGCTCGCCACGATCGGGCCGAGATTGTCTTGCAACGCCTGCTTGACCGTCTGCATGACCAGCAGCCGCATGGCGTCCGGCTCCATCGGGATCATGTCCTTGACCACCGCGAGGCGCTTGGTGTCCGCGTCAAAGGCGTCAATCGTGTTGTCGCTGTCCTTCGCCTTGACCTTGAGCCGTTCCTCGGTCAGCGCCTGCATCGCCTCAGCGAGTAGCTTCTCGGTATTCATGCCCTTGGCCTGCGCGGCCGTGAGCGCCGTCTGTAGCTGCGTCATCGCAGCCTGCGCCTGCGGATCGAGGCCCGGCTTCAGCCGCTCGGCCATTTCATCCGCGAGCGGGAAGTCAGCGACCTTGAACAGCAAATCGCCAATCTTGTTGATGAGGTCCGGCGCCTGCGTCAGGATCTGCACGATGGCGTTGAACGCCTCCTGTCGTTGCGTGGCGTAGTCCGGCCCAACGTCCGACACGACCTCATAATTGCCGATATTCGGGTTGAAAATGCGTTGGATCGCATCGCCGATACGCTTCTCGCGGTGCGCCTCTTGCGAGTTCGGATCGATCTGGACCTCTTCCTCTTCGTCCTTGGCGTTGATGATCTTGGCGACGCGAACCGTATCGTAAATAATCGGTATCCACTCCTTGATGATCGTGCCCTGGCGGCGGATGGCGAGCGCCTGGTTGTCGATGAAGTGGTAGGTGGCACGGTCGCCCTGGCGCTGACGTTCGTTAATCGCTTTGCCGCTTCGCTCATTGCCCGGTTGCCCCATCGTGGCCTCGTATTGGCCACTGGCACTCTGCATGAACTGCTGCGCGAGTTGCACGCCCTCCATGTAAACCGGCGCGGCGGTCGGCGGCTGCATCTTGGTCGGCGCCGGGATTTCCCGCCCTTCCTCGTCACGATGCACCCACGGAATGACGCCATGGTTGACCACGTTCGACGTGGAATAATACGTCATGTAATCGCCAATCGCGGCGACTGGCGAAAGCCACGGCGACTTGCTCTGAAGCGCACCGTATTCAATTGAAGCGGACCAGTTGTAATTCAACATCCGCTGCGCATCGATCATGCCGCGCGTATGTGACACACGGTCCAACCGCTTGTCGATCAGCGTGATGCGGCCATTCCACGGGATGATTGGCACGCACGTTCCCGGCAGATCATCCGGCTCGCCAACCACGTCGTTGCCGATGATAAGGTAGCACTTGACCTTCTTACGGATCACGTCCCGGCGCCGTAGCTTCTTGCCCTCTGCCTCCGCGTCGTCTTCCCACTGGCGAAACAGCTTCGCCGGCACATCGGAACGGTAGGCCGTCACCCCCTCATCGTCGCAAACGAGTTCGTCTTTCTCCTCTTCGACCTCGTAATATCGACACTCGCGCACATGATCGTCACGTATCCAACCGGCATCGTTGCCATCAACGGAGTTCGCGACCGTCAGGCGACTTTCAAGTTCCGGGTATTCCTCGATCA